AGTACATAGACAAAAGCAATCCTTATCCCAAATATACCGCTTAGCAATACTAAACTCCCCAAGTCCACCATGGGAGAAGAAATCAGGAAAGAAAAAGGGTTAAATCAAGAGGAACTATCCCAGAAGTCAGGCGTGGGCAGAATCACTATTAGTCGATTAGAAAGTGGTGCACTCAAGGAATCTAGCGTTAGCACATTAATGAAAATTGCAAAAGCTCTTGAATGTGATGTAGAAGATATAGTTGGTTCTTTTGATAATCAAAATATATAGTCGACTATATAGAGAGCTGAAGAGGAGACCAAGATGGACAAATTCAAACACATACTAATTGAATATGTTGTTCCGCTTATAGCTGGGCTAATTGGAACGCTGATCACACTAGCAGTAATTAAGTTAAAAAATGGATTGTGATGAAAGTTGCCAATACGGAAACCGCAACAGGAACAATGAGATGACTGACAACATACTCTAAATTAAACCAACGATTAGTCTCGGTATAACGATCGTATTCTTCAGTTAACTGATAAGTACCGTCAGGGATGAAAGCACCAAATGCGTCTATTTCGCTAGTGTAAACGGGTTCAATGAGATTGTAAGAGAGCATTGTTTCGAAGTTGTAAATCGACTCCTGAGTAGAAGGATTATTACGCAGCTTTTTCAGAGAGTCAAGTTCCTTTTTGGTTAATGAAATCATAACAAGAATCCTTTCTAAAACAAAGAACTATATGGAGATTATACAGCACAGAGAACTGAGGAGGGAGAACAATATGGAAACACACAAGAACTGGAAAGAAAGAGAAGCTGGAGAGTTGGCAAATATGATTATAAATCAAATGAGAGATAAAAGACTGACATTAGAAGTGTTAAATGACAGTGTAAAACTAGTTCAAGATGTATTCACTAAAAATGCAATGCTTTTAAAATCTCCGTTATCCAAAAAGGATGATTAATGCCAGCCTTAGGAGGATTATACAACCAGGAGAAAGAGAGAAGAAGATGGATACACCAATAGAGGAAAGATATATAACAACCGCAGAAGCCTCTGAGATACTGCAGATAGATGAACAGGTGCTCCGGAAGCTAGGTCAGCAAGGAGCGAGAGGTATTTATAAAATTGGCAAACAATACAGGTTCCGCCTAAAGGAGTTTGAAACTGTTAGCGCAGAATTGTCAGAAAACTTAGACAAGCTGTCACAAGAAGTTTCGGGACTTGAAACAACTTATCGTGAAATGGTTGATAGGTTTGGACTTTTTGATAAAGCGACAAAGCAGGCTCAAACGGAATTCTATACGATGCTTCGCGCACTGGAGATTATGAGAGGTGATATTAATGAGGACGTTTGATTCAGTGAAAAACTACTGGAGCAAGCCTGCAGGGAAAAGGATTAGCAGCATAGGCGCTGATAAGGGAGAAAAACAATGAATGAAAAGAATCTAAAGCCAATTATAACTGAAGAGGAAGTAACAGAAGCTGCAAAGACGGCATATGAAAGTCATAAAGAAATACTGTATTCAAAATTCGAGGATTGCTTTGATGCTGATTTTCCATCTGAACTAGAGCCGCTGGCATATTTAATGTATTGCACAGGTTATGCAGATGCAATCTGCGATGCTGCAATCACCATTGAGGTTACGGTAAAAAATGAAGGGGAGAACAAAAATGAAGAGGTTTGCAGAATCGATTAGGTATATGTGTTCGGACGAAGATGGAAAGTTCCGGCTGAGTGAGCTGGTAGGAGGAATTTTGTTCGCACTGTTAATCCCTATGCTGTGGATATTCTTATACGCCATAGGATGTAATTGATAATTGGCAAAGGAGACATAACACAAATGGAAGACAAACAGAAAATATGTAATGAGTTGCTACATACGCTGCAACTGACGAGAGGTTTCTGTGATTTGGTATCGCTAAAGTATGAACGAGAAGGTGCATATGAGCTTGTGGTCGCAACTTTTGATAACGGCTATCAAAAGACAGCTAATGTCACTGCCGATTCCGGAACAGCGATGATCGTAGATATCATCGCACAATGCCAGTAACAATGGTCGAGGTCGGGTATGTATGCGACCGGTGCGGTCATGAACATGGAACACCGGGAGTAAATCGAGCCTTCTGGTGGTGCCGAAGGATAAAAGGCACAATTTGTGATGTTTGCTGCCGGCAGTGTGAGTATTGTGATGATTGGCACTGCCGGTATGATCCGGAAGGCAGGCAGCAAATGCGCGTCCTTGCCCTCGCCAACAAGGAAGATGAACGGCGTGTGGATAAATATAAGGCTAGGTTTAAAGCGTCTAAGAATCCTGACTTGGTAACGAAAAAAAGACTGGTGGAGATTATCGAAGCCAAAGAGCGTGATATCAAAGCTAGAGAAAAAGAGTATGAGCGGCTGTATGCCAGAGAAGGCGAACAAAGAGAAATGTTTTAGCAGGATAAGAGGAAGAGAGGTAAACACATGAAAGGCTTTTGTAAAGACTGCGGACAGATGCATCTGGTGGATGCAAAGTCACAGAAAGAAGCAGACGCTATCGCCACAGATAAATGTGAATGTGAAAGCGAAGCCAAGTGGTTTCGATTAATGAATGAAAACGTTGATATGTTATGCGGGCCACAATCGAGGGAGCTTGAGTTTGAAGTGATGGAGCAACCTGCAATTGATTTAGTAAAAACTGCTTGTGAACTCGTACATAAGGAATTCATTGAATCAGTGAAAGTCAGTGCAGCTGACAGTGAAGTCGTGATCACCAGAGTGCTGTCAAAAATAAATATTGTGAGAAAAAGAAAGCAGCAGAACCAGATGACAATTTAAGGAGAAAGCATGAAGCGTATTTTCTGTGATAGATGCGGTGAAGAAATTGACTATAGAGGGCGCAGCAAACAGGTAGATATTGTAGGGACCGGAGTAGGCACCTATGACATGTGCCCTCAATGCATGGTAGAGTTCAGAGCTTTTATGAAATCTAAGCCGCAAACAAGTGAATCCAAGAACGAGAATCCGCCGAAGAAGATGGCACGTATATGCGGTATTAGCTTTGAAGAATAAAGAAATAAAGAGAAGAGGAGAAAAATGAATCAGATTAATTATGAAATCAAGGAACATATTGGAATTATTTCAGAGAACAGGAATGGATGGACAAAGGAGCTTAATTTCGTATCCTGGAATGATAATGCTCCAAAGTATGACATTCGAGACTGGGATCCTAAGCATGAAAAGATGTCACGAGGTATCACGCTTACTGAAGAGGAAGCATATGAGCTGAGTATCATGCTGGCCGGGGAATTTGAAGGGTAAGACCGCAGCAAATAGTAAAAGGAGAAAACTATGAGCTTGGAAGTAATCAATAAGGCACGAGAACAAATTACGAAGGAGTCGCTTAAAATCGGCGGCCCTCTCGCAAACTTTATCGAAGAGCATCTAAACAAAGTGTGCAAGACGGAAGAGGCAGCGAAACTCATTACTGCAGAAGGGAAATCAATCAAAGACTTAATCTCCAAGATTACGTCGGAAGCTAGGAAAAATGCAAAGAGTAATGTCGGATGCATAAGCGATGAAGAGGTAATACAAATGATAGATGAATATTACGGCATCCACGGCGGTAGCTCCGGAACGATAGACATCCTTGACTTGCTGTAGGAGGTAAGCATGCAGATTAATTATAAGAATGCAAAAGCTTTACCTTTAGATGTCCGTTTTCCGAACAATTTCGAGGCTTGGGTTAATGACGAGACCCCTATAGGTATCATCTATAATCGCTGGAAGAAAAGGGCACATTGCTCGCATTGCGGTCATACATGGGATTATACAGAGACAATCCGCAAGGACGATGCTGTGTACTGTCCTCACTGCGGAACCTTAGAGATAGCAATCCCTCATACAGCGCATCCTGTTGGTTCGTATCGAAATTTCTTTTGGATGTGGCTAGATGGAGAAAGTATCTATTGCGTTGCAGCACATAGTAAGTGGTACAACGCTGAGAAAAATATAGATGAAATAAAGGATAACATGTATCTCATTATTGACCTGATTGGCTGCATCAAACCTGATAAGCAGTATGCATATCGTTATATATATGATTGGAAAACAGACAAGCGCAGATGGGAAAAGACCACTCGTATGCATGTAGAGAACCATGATTATTACAGCATAGATGCAAATATCAATGCTGTAATTGCAGAGAGCTTCCTTAAACACATGGATATATGGTTTGAACATTATTATCCAAATGCTGCATATTGGCTGAAGTATCTGATTGATGAAATGGCATTTTGTGCACGGAATCCTAATGTCGAGTACATCAAAAAGGCAGGCCTCGGGGAACTTGTAGAGTGCAAGCTTAGGAAAATACCAACATTTCTAAGACCAAACTGGAAAGCTAAGACGGTGCCGCAGCTCTTGAGGCTTTCAGCGCAGGATGTAGATAAGCTGAGGCAGTGGGAGTATCTTACCGCAGACGGAATCTTAAGATACAAAATGCTGAAGAAGAAACAAAACAAGGTCAAGAAGGAACATATGAAGCTGTGTAAGCAGTGGATCCCGGATGCAAAAGAATTTTACCGGGACCATGGAATGTACGGAATATCCGGGTTTGCACAAATCGTAAGGGAGAGACCACTAAAAGTGCTGCATTATGCCGAGAAGCAGTATCAGCACAACCACGATCGTAATCGAATCAAGTTTTTGTATAGCGACTACTACCATCAGTTCAAAGAGCTGGAGTATCCGGAAGACGATTACTATCTCTATCCTAAAAACCTGGAGGAAGCACATGACAGAATCTCACGTGAATATCTTGATAAACAAAGTGAAATAAAGCAGAGAAAGAGGGAAAAGCAGCAGAGGGAATATGAAGATAATTACCTGCCTGCGCTTGAAAAATATGCATATGAAGACAGTGAATATCTAATCAGACCGCTTAGGGATTTCAAGGACTTCGAAAATGAAGGTCGTAACAATAAGAACTGTGTTGCATCGTACTATACCAGGGCAAGTAAAGGGAAAACGGCAGTATTCGTTATGAGGCGAATTAACGAACCGAATACTTCTTTCGTAACGATTGAACTCCGTAGCGACCATAATGACCACCATGTATCTCAATGTTTTGGTACCGGAAACAGAATGCCGGCACAGGAGGTTAGAAAGTGGGTAAATGAGTGGCTGGAAAACATTGTCAAACCGAGAAGTAAAAAGCGGTCGAGGAAGGGAGCAGCATAATGGCAGATCAGATGGTCGCAAGGCCATCTGCATAACTTTAGGAAATAAAAACTACATATATATATAGAAGAAAACAGTCCGGTGCAAGTCCGGAACAAAGGTTCATTAGAGTATTAATAATAGAGCCATATAGGATGGGAAGATAAATGTCAAAAGTAATTAGAGAGATATGTGTAGCTGGTGCTGTGATAGATGTCGCTATCAAGATGACATTTAGAGCAACCGGAACAGGAAGAAAAGAAAAAAAGAATAAGACAAATGAGGCTGTACAGAAAAATAATGACAGACTGGCAGTCAAAATGTTGGCAAGGTTGCTGAACATGAATTTCTTTCCGGGTGACTTTCACACCACATTGACATATGCTGTTGAGTTATCACCTGAAGAGGCTAAACATCAGCTATCTCTATTCATCAGCAGAATGAGAAACGAATATAGAAAGCTTGGCAAAGAGTTTTATTATGTTGCGGTTACCGAATATAAAAATAAAAGAATACATCATCACATCGTGATGAATTACATAGACAGTAAAATTATCGATAAACAATGGAAACTTGGACACATATGGTTATCCACGCTGGATAGATCGCGCAATTATACAGAACTTGCAGAATACTTGGTTAAAGAGACTCAGCAAACATTTAGAGAGCCAGAGACCTCGACAAAGAGAAGATGGACGGCAAGCAGAAACCTGAAGAGGCCTATCGTTAAGAGAGAGCGTGTAAGTGTGGCACAATTATTCGCTGAGCCTAAAGCGTTCAAAGGGTATCAGATTGACAAGGATTCAGTTAGAAAATTTGAGAATCCAATCACAAGACTGGAGCACAAAGAATATCAAATGATAGCCACGGATCCAGTACCAAGGATAAAAACATGGCGAAAAGGAAAGATAGTAAATAGACAAGAAGGATATATCCGCATGGCTGAAATAGAGCAGGTCAGCTTTGAGGATTTGATTAGCATTGACACTCTGTAAAGAGTGAATTGTTTAGGTGGAAAATTATGACAGCAAAAGAATTCATGAATGAGTATAGACGAATCGGTGAGAGAATAACACAGCTCGACAATCAGATTTTCGATATAGAACAAACGCTGGGAGTTAAGGCAATAAGCTATGACGGAATACCGGGCGGCGATAGTGTTAGCAAAGTGACAGAAGATACAGCTGTTAGACTAGCAACGCTGAGAGAAAAACAAAAGAAATTAAGAGACGAACTCTGGAGGCAAAGAGTGAAGATTGAAGAGACTATCTATAAACTGTCGAATGCTGATCATGCGGAAGTGTTGCGCAGAAGGTACATAAGGATGCAGACTTTTGAAACAATCGCAGAAGAAATGTATATGACCGAACGATGGGTCTATACCCTGCATGGAAGAGCACTACAGGATGTTGAAAAGCAACGAAATTACAAAAGAGTTCAGTAAAATTCAGGGTACACTCATGCTATAGTGTATGTGGGAATAAACCATGAAGTACTCCTTAAATAATATTGAGCAAGCGGTGGCGAAAGCCATCGCATTTATTTTGCCAAGAAAGGATTCATAGGTAATGGCTAAAGAGTTTGCTAAACCTTTTTATAACTCAAAAGCATGGAGAGATACTAGGCAGTTAATCATAGAGAGAGACAGAGGCAGATGCCAAGAGTGTGGATGTGCCGCTAACGAAGTAGATCACATTGATGAGCTGACCAAGGACAACATAGACAATCCAAACATAACACTGAATCCAAACAATCTTAGACTGCTCTGTCATGAGTGTCACACAAGGAAGACGAAGCAAGAGCAAGTAAGGCGACGAGGAAACAGACAGCAAGACTATTTAGTCTTAGACAAAATAATATTTGATATTGATGGATTTCCAATAATAGGGAGCCCCCCTAAAAAATTATGAGGTACCCCTATTACAACAGACCGACCAGTACCCTCTCGTTTTGTTGAGTAACGCGTGCATGAGGGTGTGGTCAAGCATTTTGCATTAAGATGTATACAAAATCACAAGAAAGGATGTGAAAAAATGGCGCAATTCCAGCAAATCTATACAGAACGGCAACGTCAGTTGCGCATCTCAAAGGAGAAGCAAAGGCTTGAAAAAATACTTGGCGAACAAGACGATTTAGCGTCCGAACTCATATCAACCGCTGCATTTTTAAAGGTGGAAATCGAGGAAACAGAGGCGATAATTCGTCGTGACGGAGTGGTAGAAGTTTATAAAAATGGAGATAATCAGTGGGGGCAAAAGAAGAGCTCGGCTGTAGAAGTTCATGATAAATTCATTAAGAATTACCAGTCTGTTATCAAACAGATAGCGGAGCTTCGTAGCGGAGGAGACGTTGAACAAGAAGATGAATTTATCGCATTTATCCGAGGAAAGAAATGAGCAACTACATAACAGACTATTACACGAAAATAGTCAACAAGGAGGTATTCGTAAATGATTTAGTGAAAAAGCAGTATGACATTCTGGCCAACGCAAGCGAAAAGAACATCGGAGAATTTCACTTTGATGAAGAGATTGCTGCCAAGCACATAAATTTTATGGAATTCTTTTGCAAGCAGTCGCAAGGACAGATGGGAGAGCCTATTAAATTTGAGCCATTTCAGCTGGCTGCACTAGCTGCTGTATATGGATTCGTTGATGATAATTCTTTAAGGCAGTACAGAGAGATCAATTGGTTCATGGGTAGAAAAAACGGAAAGACAACTACAACGTCATGCGTATCACTTGATCACTTGTGCAATGATGGAGAGGGCGCTCCGGAAGCGTACTTTTTGGCCACTAAGATGGATCAAGCAAAAAAAGGCTGGGATGAAGCGGTAAGAATGCGAAAGCACTCACCGGCACTCAGAAAGCATATAAAGAAAAGGGCATCGGATTTATACATGCCGCTTAACGAAGGCATAATAAAACCACTGGCCTCAGATGTTAAAAAGTTGGACTCATACAATGCTTCACTCGTCGTCATAGATGAGCTCGGAGCAATAACGAACCGGTCACTTTATGATGATATGAAACAATCGCAGTCATCAAGGAATCAACCGCTACTGTTCTGTATATCAACAAACAACTTCATACGAGACGGAATTTTTGATGCGCAGGTTGCTTATGGGAAAGGTGTACTAAACGGCACTATTCAAGATAAGCGCTTTTTGTTTTTGTTTTACGCGCTTGCGAAGAAAGAACAGTGGCTAGATCCTAAGTACTGGATTATGGCAAACCCAGGACTCGGAACAATCAAGAAAACAAAGACTCTAGCGGAAAATGTAAATAAGGCAAGAAATGATAGACAGTTTAGGCCGACTGTCCTGGTTAAGGATTTCAACTTAATCGAAAATCAAAATGCTGCATGGCTCGAATATGATGAGGCTTTGAATGAAAAGAAACTTGACATGGACTACCTGTATAACAGCTATGCGATAGGTGGCGCAGATTTATCTGCTACAACAGACTTGACATGTGCAACGCTTCTAATTATGAAGCCTGAAGATCCACAAATATATGTAATGCAGCATTACTTTATCCCTGAAAGTCGAGTTGAAGAGGTTGAGAAGTCAGATGTCCCGGAAGCTCCGTACCTTTTGTGGTCGGAACAGGGATGGCTCACTATCTGCGGAGGAACACAAGTCAATTATCACGATGTAACAGAGTGGTTTTATTCTGTATGTAAAACAAATAAAATTAGCCCGCTCTGGACGGGATACGATAGAGCCTTAGCTGGTTATTGGGTTGAGGAAATGGAAAACTACGGCTTTACGATGGAAAAAATTGCCCAGGGAGCATTTACCTGGACATATCCATTCAAAATGCTAAAGGGTGAATTTAAGGCGCACAATGTAGTTTACGATAAAAATCCTATAACGCTGTGGTGTCTAACAAACACAGCGGTAAAAGCAGCTAACTCGCAAGGGATTGAATCTCAAATGCCCATAAAGCTGAAAAGCAATCGCAGGATTGACGGTACCGTAAGCTTATTAAACGCATACACATGTATGAAGAATCATGAAGAGGAATATTTGTCACTAATCAAGTAGAGGATAGAAATGTTTGATTTTATAAAAAAGTTCACCACGAAGGTGAAAGAAAGAATGACGAGCTGGCGAGAGTACGGAAGTTTCAGAGCAACGTTCACAAGCTTTGGAGCTAATATATATGCTTCAGAAATAGTGCGAAGTTGCGTCCGGACTCTTGCAGAATATACGAGCAAAGCCGACATTGCTTCAAGTAACAAATCGGTTGAAATGACGCTCAAATATGCACCAAATATTTTTATGAATGGGTCGGAATTGCTGGGCAAGATTCGTACAATTTATGAAATTGAGAATACCGTATTTATTTTGATGGACAGAACACCGCAGGGAATTCAGAATTTTTACCCGATTATCTATACCAGTTTTGAGGTTCTTAAAACAGATGAGGGGATGTTATTTATTAAGTTCAAACTTAAAAATTCTAAAGAATTGATTGCGGCATGGGATGATTTAGTGGTTCTCAGAAAAGACTATTACCAATCGGATATAGCTGGAGAATCAAATATACCAATACTTAACACTTTGGAAATGAATCATAAAGCTGATGAAGCTTTAAAAAATGCATTTCAATCGACAGCAAACTTAAGAGGTGTGCTTAGATACAGTTCTACCGGTGGACTATCATCAGAAGATTTAGAAGCTAAGAAAAAGCAGTTTATTGAATCTTACTTATCAAAAGAAAATTCAGGAGGAATTGGTGTCCTAGATAAAAATTTTGAATTCCAGGGGGTGACACTTAATCCTCTCACTGCAACATGGGCACAAATGAAAGAGTATCGAGAGAATGTGTATAGATACTTTGGAGTTAACGATAAGGTCATTCAGTCATCCATGTCTGCAGATGAAGCGCAGGTGTTTTATGAAGCGAAGATAGAACCGTTCTTAATCAACCTGTCGCTTGCGTTATCTGCAAAGATATTCACGTCAAAACAGCTTGAAAGAGGCGCCTTTGTAAAGCTTCAGTCATCTGCGATTCAGTTTATTTCAATGACCGAAAAACTGAACTTGAAACAATATATCGATATTGGCGGAATAACTATAAATGAATGGCGAAAGATGATGAATTTGGCACCAGTTTCGTGGGGCAATGAACCTATCAGGAGATTGGATACAGCAACAATCAAAACAGACTCAAAGGAGGGAAAAGATGAGTGAAAAAAGCAACATCAAAAATCTAATTGAGGGCAAGGGTTTTCAATTTAGAGACTTCAAGATTGATGTTAAGACAAGAGCTGCTGAAGAGGCTGAGGATGGGAAAGAACATCACATCATTGAAGGTATGCCGGTAGTGTATGACAACGAAACAGTCTTGTGTAAGTACAAGAACTGGGATGGTCAGAACGTAGAGATTAGAGAGACGATAGTTTCCGGCGCACTTGATAACGCAGATATGAGCGACGTGATATTCAATGTCAATCATTGCGGCAGGGTGTTCGCAAGGCATAACGACAAGTGTAATGATTTAGAGCTTAACCGAAAGAGCGATGGTCTTCAGATGAGGACAGAGCTATGGGATGATGACGAAGGTCATAATCAGTTATTCAGAGACATCAAGAGAGCTCATCTTAACAAAATGAGCTTTGCGTTTACTACAAAAAAGTATGAACGCTCTGAAGAGGTGGACGAGGATAATAACTTAAAGATTATTAGAATCCGAATAACTGAAATTGATAAATTGTACGATGTTTCTGTTGTAGACATACCAGCTTATGAAGCAACAGAAATTTCAGCACGAAGAATCGTGGAAGCAGCAAGTGACCAAGAGGAAGCAGCAAGCAAAAACGCAGTAAGCGTGGCTCGTGCAAAATATGAGTATTTTCTAACCGAAAACTAGGAGGAATTAAAATGATTAAAAGAGAAGATTATCTAACAGCAGTATCTTGCAGAAGCAAGATTGAAGAAATCACAGCTCAGGTAAGAAAGAGCACAGATGTAGCAGAGATTGAGGAATTCACGAATGATATGAAGGAACTCAAGGACAGAGAGAAGGAACTTGCTGAGATCGAAAAGAGGAAGCAAGTTGCAGAAGGAATTGCGACAGGAACAACACCTACTACAACAGTTGAGAGGGGGGCAACTATGCCACAGACTACAGAAAAGATATACAATGCAGATTCTCCGGAATATAGAACTGCATGGCTAAAGAGAATGGCCACAGATGCGAAAGATGGTGCTATGCTTCTGGGAGAGCTAACAGAGGTAGAGAATAGGGCCTACACGATGACAACTGCGAATACCGGAGCGGTTGTACCAACAGTAACACTAAACAGAATTAAGGATCTGCTTCACCACGAGACCCCGCTTCTGGATGATGCAGTATCCCAGGGAATGGAGCAGGGATTTGCAATTCCTGTAAGGAAAGCAATTACTGCAGGAGATGCAGCTGCAGTTGCTGAAGGTACAGCAAATGATGATGAGCAGGACGAGTTCGAGCTAGTTCCAATGCCAGGTGTTGACATTAACAAGACAGCAACCATGGCAAGAAGAATGAGATTCATGTCAATTGATGCATTTGAGACGTGGCTCACAGAAGATATATCAAAGAGAATTTCGGTAGCAAAGGAGAAGGTTCTTATTGCAAGACTAACAGGTGTTGCACCTAAGACCGGTATTGCTGTTAATGCAGACGTTGCAATCGCAGCAGAAAATAAGCTAACTAATGCAGACTGCGATGATAAGACCATTAGAAAGATTATGGGACAGCTAGATGGTTCCGGCCAGTCGGTTGTTTATGCAAACAGATATACCATCTATAACAAGTTTGCTGCAATTGAGGACAAGTCGGGCAAGAAGCTGTTTATAGAATCCGCACAGGTAGATCCAACTATTAAGGGTGTAATGTACGGCGCAGTTGTAAAGCTAGATCCGCAGATACCAAACGATGTAGCAATCTTTGGAACAATCGGAGAGCTGGACTGCAACGAGTTCGGACCGCTTGAGATATTCTCAACACTAGAGGCAAGAACTGCAAACACCATCTTCACCGGTGCAGTTACATTCGATGGTGGACTTGAGAATCCAAAGGCATACGCTCACGTTACATTCAAGAATGCGTAATTTCATTTAGCGTAGGAGAAACAGCATGAGTATTAGAGAGTCAGTAAAAAAGCTAATTGGCATCAGTCATACTCAACTGGACAGCGAAATAGACAGACTTGAAAAAACCGCAAGGGCGGAACTTGTGAGGCTCGGAATAGTCGAGAAGAAAGTAAATAGTCAAGATGACAGCCTTGTTGAAGAGGCTGTCATTGATTTTATTTGCCAATTCATGGCTAGTGATGAAAAAGAGCGTGCCTTGTGGTCAAGGGCTTGGGAAATAACGTCTGGAAATCTCAAGAACTCCAATGGGTATCACACTTGGAAACTCGAAGGAGAAAAGAATGTATAACGAAATCATTAAGCTTTGCAAAACAACACTTGCGGTTGATGAGTATGGCAATGAACTCGAAACAAAACCTACAATGCGTGAAGTATTTGCACAAATACGCAGCATAAAGATGAGTGAGTTTTATGCAGCTGCTACAGCTGATATGTCACCTAGCTGCGTTGCGGTTTTGGCAGACTACAGAGATTACGACAATGAAGAGGTTGTTTTTTTGAATGATGAAAAGTACAGGGTGCTCAGAACATATCGCAAAGGAAAACAACTAGAGCTTACATTGTCAAAGAAATTAAAGGATGTAAAAAATGAGTGATTGGGTAGCGGAATTTAATGAAATACTTAGTGATTATGAGACAGAAGCGTGCAAAATTGCCGAGCATGAAATAGGCAAGGCGGCAAAAGATGCGGCAAAAGATTTAAGGGCAACAGATTCGCTTTTCAAAACTCATCACAAAGGATATGCAAAAGGATGGACTGTGAAAAATAAGGGAACAGTTCATAATCCTGAATACATAGTCCATAACAAAAAGCATTACCGCTTGACTCATTTGCTTGAAAATGGTCATGCAATGGTTGTGCACGGTAAACGAGGCGGAAGAGTAAGACCTATTAAGCATATAGAACCAGTCGCAAACAAATACATCAGAGTATTGCCGGAAAGGATTGAGCGAGCACTTAAATGATTTTAGATACGTTAAAAAAGACAAAACTTCCAGTTCGATATTCTCATTTTAAACGAGAACAAGAACCACCATACTTGATATACATTGGGGATGGTCAAGAAGGGTTCAAGGCTGATAACACAATTTATGACAAGCAAAACAATTATCAAATTGAGTATTATTTTGCAAAGAAAGACGAGAAGATGGAAGCTATCATCGAGCAAACATTGCTAGATGATGGTTATATTTACGAAAAAAGTGATGATATTTTCCTTGATGATGAGGGAATATTTTTAATTTATTATCACGTGTAAAGGAGAAAGAAATGGCAGAAGTACAGGATAAAAATATAGTTGAATTCGGACTGTCAGAAGTTCACGTTGGAACCTATGAAGTAGGGCCTACAGGAACCGTAACTCTGGGACAGGCATATAAAGTTCCCGGTGCGGTTGAACTGGGACTAGATCCATCCACGGAAACGTCAGAATTTATGGCAGACAACGTTAAGTATTACGTTGACTATCAGGATAATGGATTCGAGGGAAGTTTGGAAATGGCTAGATTTCCGGATGAATTCAAAATTAAGTTTCTAGGCTTCACAAAGCTAGCAGATGGCGGAATTGCGCTAGTAAAAGGAGCAAAGAAACCTAAGGTATACATTGCTTTTCAGGGGGAGGGAGACGTACAGTCACGACGTTGCATTCTATACAATGTAGCTCTATCGAGCATTAAAGCGAAGCATAAGACTGTGGAAAAAGGCAAAGATCCACAGACACAGTCAATTGATATTACCGTTACAGGAGATAATGCAACAGGCATTGTTAGAGCTGATTATGTGCCAGAAGCAACAGGATACAAGACACTATTCTCAGCACCACCAAAGCCAGCATTACCAACAGGCTAAAGGAGATTAAAAAATGGCAATTAAGAAAATAAAGATTGATAGCACCAACCAGCTGACGCTTAATAGCTCAGCTGGTTGGCTTTTTGAGTATCAGAGCCAATTTGGCAGAGATATATTACCGGACTTACTTCCGGTTGTTGGAGCAGGCATTGAATTTATTGCCGGCATTTTCGAAGAAAATGGAACAATAAATCAAGACAACATTTCGTCAATTCTTGATTCAAGAAAAGACGAGGTAATTGTCCAGCTAGCAGGAATGGAAGTCATGACTGTAATTCAAATTACATGGGCTATGGCAAAGAATGCTAACGATGAAATCGAACCACCAAGAGAGTGGCTAAAGCAGTTCGAAACATTCCCAATAGACGTAATTTTACCGGTTCTGTTTGAGATGATTGCAAAGTCATTTGTAAGCTCAAAAAACTTGAATCGCCTCAGGAAGATCAAGAAGGAAGCGAAGATAAACCTATCACGCTTGACGACATCGTTGTCGGAGCAGTCGCAAGAGGACTTGACCTCCGAGGCGTAAAAGAAATGAACATCGGTTCCGTTGTTGATTTCTGTATAACATACAACAACACGATGAACTCAGAAACTGAAGAGGACACACACGAACCGAGAGTGAGAAGACGGAAAGCAACTCAAGCAGATTGGGATGCTTTTTATGGAGGGTAAGACATGGCCGGGAATATTAAAGGAATTACAATTGAATTTAGAGGTGAAACCACAAAACTCGGAAATGCTCTTAAGAAGATTAAAGGCGAAGCTGGCAAGACCAAAAGTGAGCTTAGCAAGATTGATAAAGCTCTTAAGTTTAAACCGGGAAATGCGGAACTGCTTATACAAAAGCAGCACGCGCTAAAAGAAAAAGTTGCGCAGACAACAGAAAAGCTTAAGGCGTTAAAGGCTGCACAAGCCAAGATGGATGCAAATGGAGTAGATAAATGTTCAGCTGAATA